TAGACTTGACCGGCATGGTTCCCGAGCCGGGTATTGGCTGGTCTTACGTCAACGGCCAATTCAGCCCGCCTCCGGCACCTCCTGCACCTCCTCCACTGCCCAACATCATTACCAAGATCGCCATGATCACGCGATTCACGGACCCCGAGTTCGTGGGCATCCTGAGTGCAGCGAAAACGGACGTTGAGGTCGAGGGTTGGTACGCACGGTTCAGTGCTGCAAACACGATCAACCTAGATGATCAGCGCACTCAGGACGGCATCAACATGCTGGTGACCAAGAACCTGTTGACCCAGGCTCGCGCCACGGCCATCCTGACTGACCCTGTGCAACCAGAGGAGCGTCCATGAACTGGGCAGACGTTCTCAAGGCGATCATCCCCATCGTAGTTGCGTGTCTTGCGTGGCTACTGGGGCAGGTGAACTCGTTTTCTGAGCGTATGACCAAGATCGAAGGACAGATGCCTGCTCTCATCACCAAAGAAGGTGTGCCCACAGACAGCCCCCTATCTGCCGAACAGAGGCACAAGTTGAAAGAAGAGCTTTACAAAGACATCCACGATCTGCAGGTGCGTGTAAAGCTCATGGAAGAGCGCGAGCGCATGACCAGAGGAGCCAAATAATGTTGCCCGTATTCCTCGCTCCGCTGTTGCAGCAAGGGTTATCCCTGATCGGCAATGCTGTCATGGCGAAAGGCAAAGAGTGGGTGGAGGAGAAGGCCGGTGTAAAGCTGGACCAGCCTTTGTCCGCTGAAGACACCTTCAAGCTGAAGCAGTTTGAACTGGAGCACGAGGAAGAACTCCTGCGCCTGCGCATCGAAGAGAAACGCTTGAACCTTGACGAGATCAAGGTGGTAGCTGGAGTAATTCAGTCCGAGGAGCAGAACGTGACAGACCGCTGGACGGCGGATATGTCGAGCGATTCCTGGCTGTCCAAGAACATCCGGCCTATGAGCTTGATCGCTATCTTTGCTGGGTACTTCCTCTTCTCCATGATGTCAGCCTTTGGCTACAACGCCAATGAATCCTATGTCTCCTTGCTGGGGCAGTGGGGCATGCTAATCATGGGTGCCTACTTTGGTGGCCGAACGGTTGAGAAGATCATGGAGATGAGGAGTAACAAATGAGCCTCGTCAACGAACAAGCCGCGTTCCTGCTGGATATGTGCCGTCTGGTGCAGCATGCGACCAGCCTCGGGTTTACCCTGACTGCCGGGGAGTTGTACCGGACGCCTGAGCAGCAGGAGATTTACGTCAAAACCGGGCGCAGCCAGACCATGAACAGTTTGCACCTCCAGCGATTGGCGGTAGACTTCAACATCTTCAAGGACGGCAAACTTGTCGGCGACAAGAACGTCCTCTCCCCTCTGGGTGCGTACTGGGAATCCCTCCATCCCCTCAACTCCTGGGGCGGCAATGGCAAAAAGCTTGTGGACTGCCCCCACTTCAGCCGGGGCAACGGCAAGCCCGAATGGACTAGGGTGACGTAATGCCCCTGAAGAAGCTGCTGTTCAAATCGGGAGTCAACCGCGAAAACACGCGGTACTACAACGAAGGCGGATACTGGGAATCAGACAAGGTTCGCTTCCGCCAAGGCACCCCCGAGAAGATTGGAGGGTGGCAGCGCATTTCTGCATCCACGTTCCTTGGCGTATGCCGTTCACTGTGGAACTGGGTCACCCTGGCAGGCTTGAACCTGATGGGCGTCGGGACCAACCTGAAGGTCTACATTGAAAGTGGTGGGGCCTACAACGACAAAACGCCCCTGCGTGTGACCAACACGCTCAATGGTCCGTTTACATCCAACGGCACCACGACAGTCACGGTAACCGACGCATCTGGCGGGTTTGCGGTGGGGGATTACGTAACCTTTACCAACGCCACCACCGTAGGTGGTGTAAACCTTAATAACCAATACCAGATTCAATCTGTCCCAACTGCAAGTACATACACCATCACCGCTGCTTCTGCTGTTCCAGCAGTCGCCGGAGGCGGTGGCACAACTGTCTACGCGGCTTACCAGATCAACGTCGGAGCAGCCACTGCAGTTCCTCAAGTGGGCTGGGGGGCCGGTGGCTGGGGTCTGGGCACATGGGGCAACGGTGCAGCAACTAATCAACTGATCCGGCTCTGGAGCCAAAACAACTTTGGGCAAGATTTGATCTTTGGCCCCAAGGGTGGCGGTATCTATTATTGGAATGCATACCTGGGTATCAACGACACATCGGTCACCATTTCGGTCGGCGCACCCGCTGTAGTTACAAGTTCACAATCTCTGTCAAACACCACCGCCATTACATTCAGGTCGGACGGAACTCTGCCGACTGGGCTGACCCCAGGCACGGTGTACTACATTGTAAACAGTACGGGCACCACATTTAATGTTGCCGCAACCCCTGGAGGAAGTGGCATTACAACGACTGGCGTAGGGTCTGGAACTGCATACATCGACACCAGGGCACTACCACTTCCATCACTTGCATATGCCTCTGATGTACCGACTGTGCAAACCACGCTGGTAGTTTCTGATGCAAGCCGCTTCGTCATGGCTTTTGGTGCGAATGACTATGGCTCAACCGCACAGAGTCCGATGCTGATCCGCTGGTCGGATCAGGAAAGCGCGGTGAATTGGACACCAACAGCCACTAACCAAGCGGGCAGTTTGCAGCTTTCGCACGGTTCCAAGATTGTTGGGGCGCTCCAATCCCGCCAGGAAATTCTGGTCTGGACTGATTCGTCCTTGTACTCGCTGCAGTATCTCGGCCCTCCGATTGTGTGGGGCTCACAGCTTCTGTCGGACAATATCTCCATCGTGGGCCAGAACGCAACCGCATTCTCGGCAGGTGTGGTCTATTGGATGGGGGTGGACAAGTTCTATAAGTACGACGGTCGGACCCAAACCCTTCGTTGCGACCTGCGGCAGTTTGTCTATGGGGACATCAACCTCGCCCAGGCGGATCAGTTCTTTGCCAGCACCAACGAAGGTTTTAACGAGGTCTGGTTCTTCTACTGTTCGGCTGATTCTTATTCCATTGATCGCTACGTTGTTTACAACTACTTGGAAAACAACGGTGAAGGAGTCTGGTACTACGGCACCCTGGGCCGCACTGCTTGGATTGATTCCGGCCTGAGGAGCTATCCCGTTGCTGCAACCTACAGCAACAACCTCGTTAACCATGAGCAGGGCCTGAACGACAACGAGACCGGAACCGAGTTGCCTATCGATTCGTACATCCTGTCCTGTGAGTTCGACATCGAGGATGGCGACAGGTTTGGTTTTGTCTGGCGGATGGTCCCCGACCTGACCTTCCGGGGCTCAACAAATGCATCCCCCACCGCCACGCTGTATCTGTATCCCCTGCAAAACTCAGGATCAGGCTACAACAACCCCACTTCAGTGGGTGGGCAGAGTTACGCCAACGTGGTTGGCACCAAGATGATTCCGGTGGAAGAATATACGGGGCAGGTTTACACTCGGGTGCGTGGTCGGCAGATGGCGTTCAAGATCGAATGCAATCAGTTGGATACCCAATGGCAGCTTGGCGCTCCGCGTCTTGACATCAGACAAGACGGCAGGAGATGAGTCTATTTTCCATCATCAAGCGGTTTATTGCCCCGGCGCTACCGCAGCCGCCTGAGCAGTACAACAAGCAGTTCTTCGACAAGTTCAACAGCATCCTGCGGCTGTACTTCAACCAGATTGATAACCTGCTGGGACAAATCTTGAGCGCATCCGGCATCGTCACACTAGGTGGAACCAACCTCGATGCTTTCGGGCGTTTGCGGGTGGGATCTCCGTACACCCTGTTCGACAGCCAGCAACGCTACGAAGCAGACACCCAGTTCGACACCAGCACCGCATCAGGAGGTACTACAACCTACTTGGTTAATGAGTCCACACTGCAGTTGAACGTGACGACCGCCAGCGGTTCGTCAGTTGTGCGCCAGACCTATCGGGTTTTCCCGTACCAGCCTGGGAAGAGTTTGCTGATCCTGGCGACCTTCACCATGAACGCCGGGAAGTCTGGCCTGCGTCAGCGTGTGGGGTACTTCAACACCGACAACGGCATCTTCTTCCAGCAGAACGATGGTGTAAACGCATTTGTGCTGCGGTCTGATTCCATACCCACTTCCGGAACGCCAAGTGACATCCGCACAGTAACCCAGGCTAACTGGAACGGCGACAAGCTTGACGGAACTGGAGCCAGCGGCGTAACGCTGGACGTTACCAAGACACAGATTTTCTGGTGTGACCTTGAGTGGCTCGGCGTAGGTAACGTGCGCTGCGGCTTCATCATCGATGGGGCTTATGTCGTCTGCCACACCTTCACCAACTCCAACGTCCAATCTTCTGTTTACATGACCACGGCAATCCTGCCGGTCAGGTATGAAATCACCAATACCGCAGCCACTGCTTCGACTTCATCCATGAAGCAGATTTGCTCGACTGTCATGTCAGAGGGGGGATACGAGGAGTATTCCTACGGGCACATTGCCCGACGCACGACGGCAGTAGCTTCTATCGGCTCCACGTTCAAACCCATCGTGGCTATTCGGCTGGCAGCAGGCCGAACCGGGGCAGTGGTTCTCCCATATCGGGTACAGGTACTTCCGACAACCAGCCAGAACTATGAAGTTGCGCTGGTCAAGAACCCAACCCTGACAGGAGCATCGTGGACAACGATGCCAACCACCAACAATGTCGATTACGACGTAACCGCCACCGCCATCACCGGGGGCACCATCGTGCAGACGGATTATGTGTCCTCCAGCGGCTCTGGCGGCACCACTCCGTTGACTGACCCTGCCGGATACAACTGGGCCCTGCAGCTTGGCTCAACCATCTCTGGAACAAGCGACATCTACGCCATCCAGATCCGAACCGTGTCGGGCGCAACCACAGGTGATGCTGTCGGATCACTCAGCTTCTGGGATTTGACATGATTGATCCTCTGTCTCAGTACCAAGATCAGTATGACTTGTGGGGGCAGAA